GCAGCTCCAGCACCGTTTGTGATGCCATCAATTTTTTCTAAGTCAGTTTCATTAATTACTGCTGATCCAATAGTAAATCCAGCGGCAGTGATAACACCACTTGCTGTTACGGCAGCCAGTCCTGATGCTATGTTTGCTGATCCATCTAAAACTAATGCCTTATTTGCCGCTCCTGCACCGTTTGTGATGCCATCTATCTTCTCTAAGTCAGTTTCGTCTATGTCTGCCGACCCTATAATAAATTTTGTTGCTGTAACGTTTCTAAATGTGCCAATGTCTTTGTCCGTATCAACAATCACTACCTTCTCTGAGGCAACTGTACCAGCTGTGACACCGTCAATAGTTTCTAGTTCTGCTTCGTTAATAATTGCCGATCCAATTGCAAAGCCTGTTGCAGTAACAGCACCCGATGATGTAATTGCTCCTGATGTAATTACACCTTCAACATCAAGTGCGTCATCAATATTAATTGTGGCAGAATCATCTGCTTTGATTGGTCCTGCTAATGTTATCCCATCATTAAACAACACACTAGTTGAATCTGCAGATGCAATAGAATTTACAGTGAGTAATTCACTGTCCATAGCTATTGTTAAAGTTTGTGTACTATCTGAAAAGGATGTTGACGTTGTTATTCCGTTGCCACCTTTGACATGAAATTCCTGTGTAGGAATATTGACTGTCATTGAAGTCGAGTCATCGCCAAATATTGTTAAGTCTGCACTTGTAGCTCCTAGCAATTCAGATGCTACTCCACCATCAACTGCACTGTTGATAACAAATAATCCTGTGCCACCTGTGCCTGGTGCTTTAGCATAAAACTTTGATACAGCGGCCGCACTTGGATCTGATTGATTGTTTGCAAATGTTAAAAAGTCATCAATAACAACAAGATTTGTGGTTGCATTTAATGTTATATTTTCACCTGATGCTGATGCTATAGAATTTATTCCTGTCATTGCCGCATCGACACTGATTTTTACAGAGTTGCCGCCTGCTGTGGTGTCAGTTGTAATACTTGTTCCTCCAGTGAAAACTAATTCTGCATCATCAAAATCTATAGTAATGGCCGCACTGTCATCGCCAGCAATAGTAATTGTTCTTGAATCTACATAACTTTTACTAGCGGCATGATTTGCGTTACTGGGTGTGGTTGCAACTTTGATTTGGCCTAATGTAATATTTGATACAGATGTAACAGTGGCTTCGTGAGTTGTTGTACCTATTACAAAATTATCATCACTTGCGTCCCAATATAACAGTGCATGATTTTCTGATCCTCTGTTGAAAAACAATCCTGAATCTTCACCGTCTGCTGTTGAGTTATTTCTGTTTACTTCTAAAAACGAATCTTCAATTGTGGTAGTTGTACTGTTGAGTGTAGTCTGTGTTTCAACTTCTAAATTAGAAATTCTTATTCCTGTTGTACCACCATCTTCTGCAAATGCAGTTAATAAGTCTCCGGACGTGGTTCCGCCATCTGGCGAAACTGCTCTTAGAATTACTTTGTCTTGTCCTTGAATGATCTTCATATGAAGTATTTATTGATGTACTGAGAACTCAAGAGAAGAGGGGCACATGGCCCCCCTTCTAATATCCAAATAAAATTATTTGAATGATACGTTACTGATGCTAATTCTAGCAAGATAGTCAGCCGCATTACCTAGAGATGACGCTGTGTTTGATAACTCAGTGTATCCATATCTAGTTAAGAAACTTACTACCGGCTCGAATGTAGACGGATCTAGTACAACGCCTGAGCTCATTAACGGTATGTATGGGCAGTAAAACGCAGGAGCATCTGCTTCTGATGGTCCTTTATATCCTACTAATACATCTGTTCCTGAAGCCGCATAGCCGTCTACGTAGACTCTCATTGAGTTATTTAAAGTTCCAACAAATTTAGTATTTGTCGGTGCTTCAAATACACCTTCTGTAGATCTAGCAAACGCCGAAGTCGTAGCAGATTGTAGTATTGTTAATGCTTCAGATGAAACAACAGCATAGTTACCTGCACCACGTCTTGTTCGCTGTGCAATTAAGTTTGCTTGTTGGTTGATCAATATGGCAAGAGCCGCATGTTCGTCACCAACAAATGTTGCAGTACCTGACACAGCACTTTGATCAAATGCTCCAGCTGCCGTACCTGCTAAGGTTCGTAGTGAAGTAATGATTTCTTGGTCGATCTCAGCAGTAATCTCTTGGGCTAATGCCGCCATGATTTCTGCTTCTATATCAACACCTTGTTGTGCTTGTGCATCTTGAGCTGATTCAAAAGTCCATCTTGCAGATAGTTTTCTTGATTTAGCTTCTACAACTTGTTTTAGGATCTGCACGTTTAATCTGTTACCTGCAGTACCTTCTAAAGTTGCTGTTGCACTACCTTTAGCAGGATCACTGTCGTTACCTGAATAAGATGATGCAATTTTGAAAGGTGATAGTGCTTCGTCACCAGCCGTGATGTTTGTAGCACCACCGGTTGTTGCGTCAGCATATCTAACTCTCAATGTGTGAATTTGACCAACGGGACCAGTCATAGGTTGTACACCTACTAGTTCGTTAGCAATCACGGTTGGCATGACCCTACGGATTACAGGCAAAATTACTCTGTTTAGAGTAGCAACGTTACCAGAGCCTGTGGCTCCAGCAGTAGCTTGCTCTGACAAGTATCTGCGTGTATTCTCTAAGATCACATCCAAGTTTTTGGCTTTAGAACCAGAAACGCCTTCCATTAAAGCGCCTTTAGTTTCTTGCCATTTATGTTCTAGCAATTGGGATGTCATTGTTTTGTTCTCCTTAGTTTATACCTGCTAATTTACGAATGTTAACAACATCCGCGTCTTGTTCTTTTGCCTGTGGTTTTGCCTGTGTTTTGTCGCCTGTTTTTTCTGTTCTTGACTCACTTATGATTGAAGCTGTTTTAGCGTCTTTCATTACGTGTGGAAGATACTTTGTAAAAGCCGTTTTTAGATTATTTGTTTGAACTGTTTCTAACAAATTGCCCATAACGTCTTTCTTATCACCTGAAAGTGGACTTAACATTTCGTTAAGAACTTTATCTCTTCTGTGTCTTGATTCGATCTTATGTTTTTCGATCTTTTCAGACTCAAGAAGTTTTCCGTTCTCTTCAACTTGTTTTGTCGTTTCGTCGAGTTGTTTCTGCAATTTACGAATTTCAGAAGTCTCGTGTAGGTATGAAGTTAGATATTCTGAAGTATATGCTTCAAAAATCTTACGTCCAAAATTGTTTTCCCTAGCAGTTTTAATGTCATCTTTAAATTGAGTCATCTCTTTAGTGATGTTTTGACTTACTACTTGTTCTACAATTTTACTTGCTTTCTTAATGAATGCGTTTCTAATTTCAGCAAATTTTTCTTTTGCTTCTTTAACTAGTTTAACGCGAGTTTCTACAACAGATCGTTTATCAGCTTCGAACTCATTAAGCTCTTTAGCAAGTGTTGATGTAACAAATGCTTCTAGAGTTTTAATTTGCTCTGCCATTGATTTTCTATCTGCTTGTAACTCTGCCATTTCGGTTGCAAGTTGACGAGTAACAAACTTTTGAAGTGTTTCCATGTGTGGTTTAACACCTCTTTTGTACATTACTCTTTGGGCCGCTAGTTGCTTTCTGTCTTCGACAAACTCAGCAATCTCTTTCGATAATGCTTCGTTAACTAATCGGTCCATTGCTTCTACCATAACTGACTTGTCATGTTCGTATCTTTGTGCAAATTCTTCTCTTACTTCAGTTTTTGCTTCTTCTTTGACTTCTGATAACTTTGTATCCCATGCTTCTTGTATTTCTGCACGAGTTTCCTCTGTTACCAAGTCTTTGTCAAGGAGTTGTTTGATTACTTCTAGCATAATTATTCTCCTTATAGTTTAAGATCTCTTATTAAAGAAATCACTCCTTCTTTTAGATGTTTTTGTACTCTACTATCTTCTCTTGCCGCTTTTGCAATTCCAACAAGTTTATGACCGTGTCTCATATTAAGGAGACCTTCATAAATTGGAGTTGGGTAAGCATTTGGAGCTGATGGTTGAGCTACAACATCTACAGTAATAATATCAAATTCTGATACATTACCTGATGCCTCGTCTACGTTGCCTGATCCTCTGGATGATACGCCTAATTTTACGCCTGATTGTAACATTGTTTCTACTAATTTTCCCATTGGTGTTGGGAGAATCTTTAATTTACCATATCCGTTATGTCCATCCATCCACATGCTTGTTAACATGTGAGAAACTCGATCTAAATTAATCTTTAAATCTTCTGGATGGTCGACCTCGCCAAGGACGCTTGAGCCCCCGGCGATTTGATCGGATATTTTGCTTACTGCTTTATTAATTTCGAAAGTAGGATACACTCTCTGGTTTGCATTTTTAACGTTACCTTGAATGCAAATGCCTTTCATGTACAAGTCCTTACCTTCGTTATTTGTTTCAACCACAACTTGTGCTTGATCAAATGTTAGGTGTTCTGACAGTACTTGCATTATCCTATTTCCTTATTTTGTAGCAACTGGTGATTTATCAGTTGATGCAGTGTCAGTCTGTGGTTTAGGAGTGCCTTCAGTAGAAGTTTTAGTAATTCCACCTGCATTCTTAAAATTTTTGCCCATAACTTTCGCTGTGTCGCCTGTTAATGCTTTTCCAACGCCGCCTTTTTCTTCGCCGCCTTGGTCCATTTTTACTGGAGATGCATTATTCATTGCT